GTCGAATGTCCACTGATCGTCAATGTGCTTGTAAGCCTTGCCGTCAAGTGTTTGGTAAGTCTCGACTGTTGGTGAGTTTGCTAAGACTGCGCTGGTCGCCTGCGCGTCATAGTTAACGGTTGCAATGGTCACGACTAAATCGCGACCAGTAATGATTGTCGTTGGCATTTTGTCCCCTATGTTGTTTGTGTGTAGTACGTTGAAACGTTGATGTCCGCAACCAACATGGGCGACTGACCCACTTCAAGAACCGTCGGCTTTTCGATCTGTCCAACAACGTATCCTGCGGGCATTGCCGCAAGAATTCCCATGATGAGTTTTTCTAGATTGTCCAATGACCCCGCGTTGCTATTTGAAGCAACAATGGCAGTGATTGCAAAATTGATTTTGACCTGTGTTTTTGCCTTGCCTATCAAAACAACTTCCATGTAAGGCGAATCGGGCACGATTACAATGGCGGGTGGAATTGGCGATTCAGGCACGCTTGCATAGCAGGTCGCCGATAACGCGCTAAAGGCGTTGGCTAAGGCTGCGCGGGTTTCGGAAACGGCATTGGCTGGCACTTATTGAACGACCGTTTCAACGTCCAGGTACGGCATAAGCAAGGTTGAAACGCGATTGGTCAGGCTGCGCCCCATACGGTACGGCGTCGAAGTAAAGTCCACGCCCTCGATCTGACCGCCTGCGGCAACGCGTGACTGAAAGACTTCAACGCTAACTGCCAAAATTGCAGATTCAATTGGGGCACTGGTTGCATACAAATCAGCTGCGGAATAGCCTGAAAGTGTTGCAGTGCCTGTTGGAATTATGTCGCGCAATGTGACGTCAGTTGAAGTCAATGCAACGGTGAAATAATACGGTGTTACGGTCACGACCGTGTGGGTCGCCGTGAATGGTGCGGGCAAACCAGCAACAATGACTGATTGACCAGCAACAAAATGGTGTTGACGTTGTGTGTAAAAATAAGCAACGTTTGATTCTAATTTGTAAGCGTTAACGGCTGAAGTGTTCGCAACCAACATGGGCAAAATGACGGCTTCAGCGGTGTTGATGATTTCGTCCAGGTAACTGTCTGAATAAAGTGAAACGGACACGCCAAGCACCGTGCGCAATTGGCTTGCAGTGACAATGACTGGCATGTCCGTTTCCTTTCGATCGGCTGCGGCGAGATCGGGAGAACCCGCCGCATGATTAGTTGGGGTTAGTTATCAGGTCTTATTGATACCAAATGCGCCTGCACCGATTTTCGTTGCAATTGCACCGTATCCATAAACTGAAACTGAAACCTGACCTGAAGCAATAACGTCAGCGCGTAAGCGATACGTTGGTGATTCATACCATGTGTATGCAGTTGGGTTGATGATTAGCATTGAATCATCTTTGTCAGTGTCATTTGCTGACGGAACGTTTGCAGTGACATAGAGATCAAGTCCTGCAACGTTTCCACGAATTGAATCGGGACGAACTGAACCACCCGCGTTTGAAGGTTGTGCAGCCATGTAGATTGGACGACCTGAATCGTTCAATGTCATTAGGTTTGCCCACTGTGATGTGTTTGCAAGAATGTTGCGCGCAAATCCCTGTGTGTTTGAATAAACTGAAGCAGCACCACGAGAAACAAAACCAAGCAATTCAGCTGCGGTTGGGTATGTTGTCAGTGTTGTTGCGTCGGCTGTTGCACCGCTTGCAAGTGCAGTGTAAACGGCTAGGTCTGTTGCCTTTGCGTACGCTGCTGACATGTTTGTCAATAACTCATTGAAAAATAGCGGTGAAGTACGGTCAAGCAATTCAACGGAAAATGTCTGTTGTCCTGCGTACTTCTTGACGGATACTGAAAGGAAACTAGAAGCCTGATCAGTTTCTGAAGGTGTGCCTGCTTCGGCAGTTTCTGCCACTGTTGGCATTGTTGTGATCTTTGGAATTTCAAATGACATTCCAGCGTCAGGCAATACGCCGCGAGAAATCGCGTCAACTGCTGAACGTGTTGTGTTTGCAAGTCCATTGATTACTTCAGTCAACTGACGTGTAGGCACTAAACCTGCGTTGTCTGTTGTGTCATCTGCTGCTGCAACGTACTGACGAGCATTCTCGTCACCCAATGAAGCGCGGATTGTGTTTTCTAGGTACTTAGCGGCGGTGAACTCTAAGCGTGGCTTAGTTGTCCAACCACCGACCGCAGCATTTACGTTTGCGGTTACTGACTGGGCGGCTTCTACCGTTTCGGCGGTTGAAGCGTCTTTGACGGTGTCTTCCACTTCGTCTTCTCCTTCTGTTGGTTGTGCTTCAGGTTCGATTGTCGAATCTGAAATTTCTGTTTCGCCTTCTGTGGCTGCTACTTCTGCAACGCGTGCTGATCGAATGGCAGGTTCTGACGTCAATGCGACACCAGTCATTTCACCCTTCAAAATGCGCACTGTTCCGTCTTTGAGTGTTTCGTATTCGTCAAAATAAACTTCAACGCTGAAACCGTCGCGCAAACCTTCAGCCGCTTCAACCAATGCGTCATTTCCCGCAGTTGTTTCAGCAATTTTGAATGTTGCGTCAATGCCCTGATCGCTTGATTGAATTGAAAGTGTTTTGCCAATGCGACGTGTTCGGTCGTGTTCAAGATTAAGAAGCACCGGGGTCGCTTCAATTGAATTCTTCGCAAACTGCACTTTACCGATTGACGCGTTGCCAGTTTCTTCAAATGTGACAATGCGCCCCGTGATTGTGCGACTGTTTGAATCAGCCGCCGTGATTGCAATGGGTGTGATCAGTTTTTTCATAGCAGCATGTCTTCTTCCTCGCGTATTTCTTCGATCGACATTGCGCCGATACGATTCAAGATTTCATAAACCTGCGCGCGCTCGTAAGGATTGCCACGAAGGAAATCGTCAAGATCAAACATGACCTTGTTGCCTGCTGGTGTGAAATCAGCAAATGAAAGGCGTTGTTCGATTATGGACATGTAATTTCTAAAAGCAAAATCAACGAGATCGCGCCTTTTGTCTAAGGCGTTGGAATAGGTAAAACTGGATTGTTGCGAATCTGTAAAGTATGCAGGCAAGCCGCAGGCGCGTGATAATTCAAGTGCAACGTAATTGCGGGCTTCATTTAGCTGCAAATTCTTTGGGTCATAACCAATTGTTTCAAGGGTTACGTCAGCGTTTAAGAATGCCGTTGATTTGTTGCTGCGTGCAGTGCGCCATGATGACAACAATTTTGCAACGCGGTCTGCTGGAAGTGATGTGCCATTTGATTTCAAAACCATTTGTGGAATTGGTTCATTGGCAAAATTCATTGAAGCCTTTTCAAGTGCCGCAGCCGCTTTAATTGTACGACCAGCGCGGGCAAGCAAACCTTCTTGCGTATTTGGAAACACGACTAGGTTTGTCGGGTCAATTGGTGTCCCGTCAATTTCGTAAGAATCAATTTCTGTTCCATTGGCGTTTGTTGTAATGGAAACGCGCTCAGGTGCAACACGTTCCATTGCACGAATTTTTCCTGTGTCCGCATAGCGTTCCATAACATAGCCATAAGCAGAATTATGGAAAAACAAATCTGAAATTATCCATGCCCAAAATGTTGAACCTGGGATTCGTGGGTCAGGCTGATTGATCACGCGCGGTTGCGTTACTTTTTCGCCTGTTGCTTCATTGCGTGTGTGCATTGGTAATGACGAAATCGTTTGAATAATTCCTAAAGCGCGCGCAACTGTTGGCACGCTCATTGCTTCAGCGCGGTTTGCATTTTGTATGCCGAACAGGAAGAAATTATTGTTTTCAGTAAAATACGGCGCAAGTGAAGCGTCAACGTCCAAAGGCGCAGCTGGAACGGCAGCCGCAACCTTTGGCACAAATAGATCGAATAAACCCATGTGCAAATTGTGTCAGGCTTATACGATCAACCAACCATGATGTCAAGATCATTGTCTGGGCGTGTCGCGAAGTGTGTTGCAAGGGCGACTGCCACCGCACCGCAAACAACCGACTGTGACGCCCTGCGCCCGATAACCCAGCCACCGTCACCACGGCGCAATTGAACTGCCGCCAAAACTTCTTCGGACAATTGTGACTGCCCCCTGTGTTTTAACCGACCGCTATTGATAGCACTCAGCATTTCGTCACACGCCTGTGGATAGACCCCGTCCATGTCGAAAATCGGGATTCCAGCAGGTGCAAGGCGGGCGGCTACGGCTGCACTGGTCTTTCGACTGTATAGGACGTATTCCGTCGGATACTTTCGGGCATAATCTGCCAAGTCGTTGGCGATTGCCTTATCGTCCAGTTGAAGATCGTTTTGCCAGGTATGCAACAACTTGACCACAAACTTTTCTTCACCCAATTTTTGCGCCCCCACCAAACTGGCATGACGTCGATCAGGCGAAAGGTCGATCGCCAACCAGGTCAATTTGTCAATGTCAAGGTCAGCTGCTTTGTCCAGGCAATTACCCCAGGAAGCCGCGTCCACCGCGCTATTGATCGCAACAACCCAGCGGCACAATACTTCAGTCATTACCACGTCGGGCGGGTCATTCAAAACGCTTCGTACGTTGTCCGCGTGAATCAGTGTGCCCATTGACGGGTTTGCGTGCCGTGCGTTTTCCACGCTGATTTCGTCGGTTGGTGCTGACCATTCGAAATACCCAATGTCGTCTTCGACACCTGCAATGGAAGCCAGGGCACGATCGCGAAATTGATTCAAGACTACGCTGGAAGAATCGCCCGCGTTTGTGTACGCCATGACCATTGGATTGGTTGCAGCCATAAGGGTGTAGCGCAATGACGCAAAACTCTCAATGTCCGTCATTTCGCGCAATTCGTCCAGGTGAATCGTCGAAGGACGGGAAACACCACGGGCAGCCGAACCACCCGCACGCACAATGAAGCGATTACCCGTCAACGTTTCGATTTCCTCGCCACCATGTTGCCAGCGAATCTTTTTCACCTGTTTGGCAAGAGAATCATTCTTTTCAATAATTTGCACCATTGCCCGAAACTGTTCCAGTGATGTGGACAAACGGTGCGCCGAACCAATTTGCAGATTTTCGTCCCATAGGAAAAGACCGCCAAGAATTCTGATCAGCTGCAAAAACGATTTTCCATTTTGACGTGCAACCACAATGGTGTTGACTGGTGAAGCCCACCGACCGTCGGGCTTGACTTTGTGTGTGTGGATAAGCGCAAACTTTTGCCATTCCATAAGATCAATGCCCAGGCTGCTGGCTAAATCGATCAATTCACCCCCGCGTGAAGGTAAATCGTTCAGTGGCGTGTGGATTCTCGGTGTTTGGACGCCAAATAGGGCGTTTTCACGATCTGTGTCCCTACCCAAAACCGTTTGAAGCCCGTTTAGGGCTTCTTCGGTCGGTTGGCGACCTGTTATGACCTTCTCAGTCATTTTCGTGGCTTCTTGAGTCGTTTTTGGGGGAATTTAAACCAGGAAGGGTC